GAGAACTTTTCTTACCATCTCCAGGTCAAGTCATGGTCGCTGCTGATTTGTCTGGGATTGAGTTACGTATGTTGTCTCATTTCCTTGCCAGATATGATGGTGGACGGTATGCGGACATCTTACTCAACGGAGATATACACCAAGTAAATGCTGACAAGATAGGAATATCTAGAAAGCTAGTAAAGACTGTAACTTATGCATTCCTGTATGGTGCAGGTGACGAAAAAATTGGACACAGTTATGACAAACTTCTTTCATCCAAAGATGCCAAGAAAAAAGGTAAGGAAATCAGAGCGGCATATATTGACGCGATTGATGGACTCGATAAACTCTTGGCGTCTATCAAGACAGCTTCAGAGAGAGGATTTATCAAAGCTATCGATGGCAGAAAAATTATGGTGGATAGCCCGCATAAAGCGTTAAACTACTGCTTACAGGGTAATTCCGCCATCCTGGCTAAACGCTGGATGGTCATCAATCAGCAAAACATCAAAGAATTAAATTTATGTTGTTCACAACTCGCTTTTATACATGACGAATTGCAATTCGAGTGTGCCCCTGAACAGGCAGCTGACTTATCAACATCCTTGGTATTTAGCAGTCTCGCAGCTGGAGAATACTACAAACTTAGAATCAGAATCGACGCAGAAGCAAAAACCGGAAACAACTGGAGTGAAACCCACTAATGAGGAGTAAACCAAAGATTGGAGTACAAACCGTAATTCCATTTACATCAAAGAAAACCCGTCAAGGTAACGGCTTGCATAGTAAGCCACGTAAAGGTAAGAAAAAATATAGAGGCCAAGGTAAATGAAGTTATTTGTTGACGCAGATTACATTGTTTATAAGGCATGTGCCGGTGCAGAGTCAGAAGTTGACTTTGGTGATGATGTAATTTTAGTTGTCAGCAAATTCAGTGAAGCATACGCATCAGTCAAACGTGAACTAAATAAAATTAAAAATCAGTTCATGTGGGATGTACCTGAAGTAGTTCTTTTCTTTAGTGATAGTACTAACTTTCGTAAGGAGATTATGCCTGCTTACAAAGGACATCGTAATCGTAAAAAACCTTGTGGATACAAACGTGTTATCAATGCTCTCAAAGATGAGTATGAAGTAGTAATACTACCGACTCTTGAAGCAGATGATAGTATGGGTATTTATGCTACCAAATATCCTGGTAATATTATCGTAAGTCCTGATAAAGACATGCGACAGATACCTGGAACCCTCTACAACATGGATGAAACCGTGAATGTGGAAGAAGCCGATGGACAACGCTGGCACCTTGTGCAGACGCTTTCAGGTGACCAGACAGATGGCTACAGTGGTGTACCTGGTATAGGAATCAAGCGAGCAGTTGCTTTGTTTGAAGACAAAGGTTACACTTGGAAAACAGTTGTTGATGCATTTGCCGAGAAGGATCTTGGTGAAGACATTGCACTACAAAACGCAAGACTTGCAAAGATCCTTACTAACGATGATTATGACTGGAGAGCAAAACAGCCCATCCTTTTTACCCCCTCCTCCGATTATAAAGTTGACAGTGGAGCAGGACTTCAAAATAAGAAGGCTTGAAGACCTTCTACCGAAAGCTGATAAATCAGATATCATTACTTTATTCATGGCACTGCAACGTCAAAACTTTGCCTTAGCTAACACTGTATCTAATCTAGTTAAACAATGGCCCAATCACCTGAACACTACGGAAACAACTGGGAAGTAGGAGACTTTATCGTTAACCAAAACTTAAGTTTCTTTCAAGCTAACGCTGTTAAATACATCTGCCGTTGTGAATACAAAGGCGATAAAAGAAAAGACCTAGCCAAAGCAATCCACTACCTACAACATGAACTCGACAAAACACAATCAGACTGGGACAACTCTCTTAAGTCAAGCAAAAGAGTTCCGGGACGCTTACTCGGTGGTCAATTCACCGAATGGGACACTGATACAGAAATGTTTGATCGATGAAGAATGGTCAGAGTTTCACGAAGCCTTTCATTTTAAAGATGAACACGAACAACTAAAGGAACTTTGTGATCTTGTCTATGTGTGTTATCAGTTTGCTGCTAATGAAGGCTGGGATCTAGATGAAGCTATGGATCGTGTTCATAAATCAAACATGTCCAAACTAGATGAGAATGGACAACCTATTTACCGTGAAGACGGTAAGGTCTTAAAAGGACCAAACTACAAACCTCCAAATCTAACTGATCTACTCAATGACTAATCTAATCTCCCGTACAGGACGGGTACAATCATGGATTGATGATCCTACACATCGCCTACCAGTCAGCTGCACAGTGTTTGTAGTTGAAAATGAAATGGAAGGACCAAATGGTATTGAAGCAAGCTGGAGGTTTGCCTCACATGCTCTTAGGTATGGCGCAGGTTGTGCTATTCATCTTTCTAAACTTGATCCTAAAGGTTACACAAGAGAGTCAGGTGTTACTGCTTCTGGTCCGGTAAGTTTTGGTAAAATTTATTCATCATTAAATGAAATACTTAGACGTGGGGGGATTTACAAAAATGGTGCCATTGTTCTTCACCTTGACTTATCCCATCCTGATGCTAGGGAGTTTATCAATGCTAATAGATCCGAGCTACCTTGGGTTAAACGATGCATCAACATCACTGAAGAGTGGTGGAAGGATTGTACGTTCAAGGAAGAACTACTATATGGAATCAAATCAGGTGACATCTGGCTCAACAAAGTAAAATATGACAATGAAGGAAACCGCATCAGAGGTAACGTCTGTCTCGAAGTATACCTGCCATCACGAGGTACCTGTTTACTACAGCATATCAATCTTGGAGCCTGTGAGTTCGACGACATCCCACGAGCATTTGTTGAAGGTATGTCCGAATTGTGCAGCCTACATAGTAGGACAGCTGTCGGAGATTCTGGAGAATACCTCCCGCCTGAAGTTGATAGACAGGTGGGACTCGGAATGCTTGGCCTCGCAAATCTCCTACGGCGGTACGGAGTAACATACGATCAATTTGGACGTGCATTAGAACAATACAACAACAACGAAACCATCCGCTCAGCCGCTTATGAACTTGTCTCTCAAATTGCTTCAGGAATTAACCAAGCAGCCGCAATCGCTCGCGAACATAATATGGTTCGAGCCTTTGCTATCGCTCCAACCGCCAGTTGCAGTTATCGAAGCCGCGATGTGGATGGTTATACTTCAACACCAGAAATCTCTCCACCTATCTCTAAAACAGTCGACCGCGACTCGGGTACTTTTGGCGTGGAAACCTTCTCTTATGGTGACGTAGAGATTGCGTCAGAAGTAGGCTGGGAAGCTTACAAACGTGTTGCTGATGGCATCATGACAATGTTAGACCGTACGGGATTGCTACATGGATATAGTTTCAATTCATGGAGCGATGTGGTCACCTACGACGATGAGTTCGTAGAAGAGTGGTTGAAATCACCGCAGACCTCCCTCTATTATTCCCTCCAAGTAATGGGTGACACCCAAGACAAGAGCGATGCGTATGCAGCACTTGATGAGGCAGAAGTAGATGACTACTTAGCCAGTTTATTTAACAATTCAGAATTAGAATCAAATGCACCAACCTGCGACTGCAGCGAGTAGGGTTTGTAAGACATGTGGAGTAGAGAAATTATCTACAGACTTTGATAAAGAAAAGAGATCCTCTAGTGGACTTTATGCACATTGCAAACCTTGCCGCGCTATTAGAAACAAGCACCATAAAGTAAAATATTTATATGGCTTAGAGCGAGATCAATATGATCAAATGCTTAAAGCCACTCCACATTGTCCGATCTGCGGTAGCGAAGCACCTCTCGTTGTAGACCATGATCACAGCACTCAAGAAGTGCGTGGACTTATTTGCAACAACTGTAATGTTGGTCTTGGACACTTTAAAGACAATCAACAGTCACTATTAAACGCTATTGCTTATTTGAACAATGAACCCTTATCAGAAACTACAAGCGCGGAAGCGCAAATGGACGCCAGTACAGACGACTGCTGGTACATGCAAGGACGGCGCTCAGGAAGCAATACACCGTGCACTTGCCTTGCGACATATGGAACTACCTGTGGGAGATTTTATCCGTGATGGATTGGCTACCGACGTACCAAAACTATCGCGGGAGTTATTGGAATCAAATGTCACCGACGAGGAAAATCACGACCTGGCACTTGGTTACATTGCCAATGCTTACGGTGTTGAC